AAGCGCACCAATAATACCAGCGTTTGCATCAACGTCTAGCGTGTCAATATGAGCAGTGCCATCTAGGTGTAAGTCTTTAAACTCTAAAGTAGATCCACCTAGATCAACATCATTATCAGTAACGGGAGCTATAAGACCATCTGAAATACGTATCTGCTCTACTGCAGAGCCACTTACCTCGACAAAGACCCCATGCCTATTATTAGTAGTATCAACAACTATTTTATTTAAGCCATCTGCATCCCCTAGTACAGGAACAAAAGCACCCTCTGCAGTAGTCCCATCATGTTTGTGACCAGTGCTTGCATTAAAAGCAGCAAGTAATGCGTTCAATTCTGCATTTACTGGTGCAGCTTTAATAACCGCATTAGCAGTTATGTCCGCTGCAGACTGTCTTGTATATCCTGCCATGTTACAACCTATCTCCTACTCCAAACGTAATCACTATGCCCTGTACACTGTGTGATGCGTTTGTATCATTTGTTACATATTTAATTGCTGCAGATTTTCCTGAACCTGAGATGTTTGTTCGTCTAACAGGTGCAGGATTACCATCAAAGATTGCTGTACTATCATACAGAGCCTCGTTGAAATAGGCTGCTGCACCTTGTGTTACTAGTGTAAAGTTGCTAGGACTGAGTGTATCTACATCCTCGTAGTCAAACAGAACAGACATAACAATTTCATTGTCGCCTTCAGAACGAAGATAAGTAGCTACTGTGTAAAATATTTTTCTTTGTTCTGGGTCTTGCATATGAAAGAAAGGTGTCTGAAATATACTAAAGATTGGCTCACCATCAAAGTCATTACCTTGTTCTTGTCTATGGACTTTACCACCACTATCCCCGTGAATAACAAACTCAGACTCATCTACATAGCCACTAGCAGCGCAAGTAGTGAAGATCCCTAACATTTGACCGTACTCAAACTGGAGACCATTGGGTGATTGTCTGAAGCCACCTATAACACCTTGACCATCAGAAGCACCAAGAAAAATACGGAACTGAGTCTTCTGTCGGATAACTACAGCATCTATTTTTTCAAGGTCTACACTAAATACAAGGTCGGTAAAAATAGATTGGATGTCTTTTGAGACAGTTTCTAAGTTTACGTCACCAATTTTAGCAGTGCCAGAAATAGGACGAAGACCATCCTGTGAAAGAAATAGTAGATCACCACCTACTTCAATGATACTATCTGAAGCCATACAACCCAGATCATCTGTTACTTCTTTTAGAGTAAAGTTGGCTAAATTGTTACCTTCAAGCCTCTTAATATTAGTTGTTCCAAAGATATAAAGTTGATCACGGAAGGCTTTTATTGCGACAATAGGGAACCCAACATTAATAACTCCCGCACCATTAGCTGATAAGAAGTCTGTTTCACTTAGGGGAGCACTAAAGTATAGGTTAAAATTATCTGTTGGATCACCAGCTAAAAACATATGGTTTGCAAAGGAAGCAGAAAACTTAGGGCTATTTGGGGCATTACTGTCTGTTACTTGAATGTAGTTTGAGCCATCATAAGTAGCAGCAGGGTTTATTCCGTCAGTTAAAATAATCTTTGGGCCTGACCAGTTGTACTTAAGGGATCTTACTTTAGTTACACCTGTCATTGTAGGTGCAGTAGGTCTGTATTGTCCAGCACCTGACCCTACTTCAATATTGCCTGTAACAGCACCACCCGCAGCTATCTGTGTAATAGTATTAAAGAAGTTTGTACTTGTTACTGTAGCATCTGCAGCTGGACCTGTTACTATTTCAACAAGAGCGGTGCCTAAGTAGTCCGTGCCTGTAATAGTAAAAGATACACCTGATACATCTCCACCAGCAGAAAAGATAGTAACTTTTCTAGGTTGTAGGGATGCAGCAGTTGTAAAGTTAATTGTGTTGCTTGAGTGTAAAGTACCATTAATAACTAGGTTAGCTGAGCCGCTAGTAGTTTGTGCAGCACATACACCATCCCTATCATTAGCAACTAGACTAGAGTTTATAGCAACCCAGCTACCATCACCAGAAGGATTCCATCTGTGTAAGTAGTTGTTACCGGAGCTAGGCTTTCGTGCTCCAAAAATACCATCATGTATTCCATCAACAACAGCTACACCTAGTACATTACCTGTGCCACCAATAGTGCCATAATCATTACTATAGCCACTTATCTTACGATAGCCACCAGTAACCGCTGGCTCGTAGTTAATTAAAGTAATAGCTGAACCAGGTTGTGTTTCACCTTGTGACAACACATCACGGCTAGTATTAAGACCACCAGCACAAAAAACTTTATATGAGGCTAAATTATCAGCCATTCATTGATGTCCTATTAAGAACAGTTGACCGTAAAGAAATCTTATCGTCAAGTAGAATACGGCGCATTGCTTTAATACCCTCTTGGAAATACTGTTGGTGAATAGCTGCACTTTGTTCGTTACTTCTAAAACGCATCATGTACATCATAGCACCATCAATAATAACGTGTTTAAATCTGTCCGGTATAATAGACGTATCATCATAGAGTGTAAGGTCTGCAGGAAAAGACCAATAAATATATTCTATTTGATAAGCCTTATCTGGAATTGGTGTAACACCAAACTTAGATTCTTGTGTCTGATACACATATTCTGGTGCAGAGACTCCTGTAGTTTGATTGGCATTATCATCGGCCTGTCTAAAACGAGAGATGTATTCTTCATAGGAGATAGGAGAAAGTCTTCTTGGTTGGTTATTTGCTGAGGTTAATTTTTTAAGGTAAAAAGTACCCCAGTCAACTGAAGCCATATCGGCTGGAAAACTGTATTGACTAGTACCTATTGTAAGTGTCTGTACGTAAGTTTGTTTTAAAAAAGGCCACTCTTGACCATCTTGTAAAATAGCACGTGTACTACTATTGATAGCATCTTTAGAAAGAGCCTGTACGTTACGAACGGTATCAAAGCCATCGCCAGAAACCTCCAGTGTGACTTCATTTAATCGTCTTAGCAATTCATTTATAAGCTGTACGTATGTAGCCATTCTGAGTTTCCTTAAGATACAATAATGGGGCCAGCATAAGCCAGCCCCAATATTTAGTTATTTAAGTGTTGTCACGGGCTGCTGTTGCAGCAGTGTGAACACCAACTTCAGAGACATCCATCAACATGGCAAACACACGAAGTTTACCAGCAGTGAAACTTGCACCAGAACCAGCAAAGGTTAGGTCCAATGTATCTGCAGAAGCATTGACAAGGACACCTGCTTGAGCTACTGTTGGTGCATATGCAAGATCTGCAGCACCATCAATATCAAATGCAGTGATGTACTCGTTAGGGTCAACCGCTGTACCCAAAAGAATGGTAGCATCTGTACCAGTATTTTGAGTTGCACTTTCCATAACTTGCACACCAGTCCATAGAATGACGTGTGAACCAGGCACAGTAAGTGCTTGAACAATGTCACCAGATGAACAATCAATTGCACTTGAAGTAAGGTCAATTGTATTTTCGATCATGTAGGGTTTACGTGAAGGATTACCTGCTCCACGAGTGGGTGCTAAAAATGTAGTTAAAGTAGCCATAAGTTTATCCTCCCTTATGCTGCGTTATATTTAGCGGTTACAATGCCTTCAGGACGAAGGATCTTGCGACCGTATAGATGCATACCACGAACAATGTCAGCGAAGCTGTCAGGGTCACGATAGCTTTCAGTTTTGTTGATTTGCTCGGCAGTTGCTACAGCAGAATCATGACCAGCTACGATAGCACCGTAGTTAGTATTTTGGTTTGCTGTACCAGTTGTACCTGAACCAGTACCTACTGAAGGCAAGTTGCTTGAAGTATATACACGGAAGCCGTGGAAGTTATTCAAGACAAGACCATTACGAAGGCCACCAGATTCACCGAAGTCTGCGTTAAAAAGACGTGAGTCTTCGTCACGGAGGATTTCCATAAATACTGGATCTACTACCAGCCAACGACCTTGTGTATCAACTTGCTGTTGATCAAGAAGGCGACCCATACGAGCAACAACCATTGCTGGTGAAGCGTATGCAGTTGGAAGAGCAGTTGCACCCGGCAAACGAGCAGCTACTGGAATCGAATGATCACCAGCGGATGACGTTGTAATGTTACCGAAGCTACTTTTGATCAACTTCATATTAGTCAGAAGTTCATCTGTACCAGCTGTGGAGACTGCTAGAGTTCCGTTAGTCTGGTCGTTTACTGCATCAGCAGAGGCGTTCAAAGCAGTTTGCTTGTAACCTGCCAAGTAGCCCAATACTTCTTGGTCGTACTGATCAGCCAAGCGGTAAGCCGCACGGTTGGTAGCAAGATCCATGAAATTGACGTGGCTGTGAGCCTCCTCGATATCGTCCATTTTAAAAGCAAAGTAGTTAGCTTTATCTACGGTCAACGAGAAGTCTGCATCATCCAAGTCCTGTGCGGTGATCTGAGCACCACGTGTATAGGCTGAAACGCTTACCTCAGGTTCTTTGATGATTTTGACGGTGTCGCCTTGATTTGCAATTTCCCCAAAATAATCAGAGTTCGTGATATCACCAGATACTGTAGATTTGCGGAATGCGAGTTGTACTTTTTTGGAATAAATTATGGAGCTGAAGTTGCCATTGGGCAAGTTTCCGTGTCCACCTGTTGTTGCGAATGCCATTGTAATTCTCCTAGAATGTTTGGCTTATGATTCAAAGATGTATACGAGTGTAAGGTATACACCCTAACTCAAAGAAGCTGTACAAGACGAAGAGGCTGAAGTGTTTCTAGGGTGCAGACAAACGTGATTTGGCCGATCACGTAAAACTGGGCCTATACTTTGACAGGTAAGTCTTCCGATGTTTTAGCTTTTTAATATGAAGGAAAGTATAAAGGTGGGGTAGTTCTATGTAGAAGGCCCACACTTGACCTCTAGTTATACTGATGACATGACTGATGTCAACAGGTTATCGTGCAGAACCCGTAATATCATAGACAAATTTTCCATTACGCATGGCGTCTGTGATAGCTTCTTCACGTTTTTCGAACTCAGAAGCAGACATTTTTGCCACATCAGACTCTTTAATCTGCTGGGAAGATCCTTCAGCGTCTACTTTAGTTCTAGAACCTCTAGCTATCGAAGTGGCTGCTGCCTTACTCGTAGCTTTCTTACGGTCTTTAGTAAGACCATTATCTGATTTGTATAAGTCGATGACACGAACAACTGAAGCTGGATCATCCATGTTCTCATAGAGAGCATCCTTAACCCACTTAGGTTGTGCATCTGCCCAGTCATGAAATGAGTCTCCATTACGAAGATCATCAAAGTCAGGGTGAGCTTCTCTGATAGCATCCTCTGATCTAAGTCGGTAAGCATCTGCCTCTGCTTCGTCAATCTTCTGTAGCCTAGCATCAGCTTTATCAAAGAGTTCCTTTGCTTTCTTAGCAGCAATAGTCTCTACTATACCAGCTACATCGGGGTATTCCTTTGCCCACTTCTCGATGTCCTCATCGGACTTAGGTGGAACAATACCCTTACGTTCTGCAGTACTCTTTAGGGATTCAAACTTATCATCCCACTCTTTTTCTTTAGTTTCCATGTGACGCCGTAGGTCACCATATCGTTTCTTAAAGGTACGTTCTTCAGGTGCTAGCTTAGAGTCATCCTCTTCAGGTTCTTGTTTAGCCTGTACCTCTTCTTTTTGATCCTCAGGTTCTACTGCCTGCTCTTCATCGGGTTCTTCTTCCCCTCGTTGAATAGCTTCAAGACGAGCAATTTCTTTTTCTTCATTCTCAATCTGAGCTTTACGTTTAGAGTGGTTAAACCCACGGTCTACAAAGCCAGCTGTTTTCTGAGGTTCTACTTGAGTCATTTCAGACATATTGTCTTCCTTATGTTGGGGCCAGCATTATTGCTGGGTAGCCTTATAGTTTTATGGTAGTGGTTACTTCTTCTTTTTCTTTTTTTTCATCAAGCCGCCTTTATTTAACCCACTTCCATATGTAGAATCTAATTCTTTTTTAGTACTCGTTGCAGCTTTGTAAGCAGCTTCACTTTTGGCCTTTACTTTTTGTAGATTTTCAGGAGTCTTAGATGCTTTTGCTGCAGCAGAAATTTCAGCGGCCTCTACCGTACCCCCAAAGTCTGCAGGCTTACCATCGTCAGATTCCTCAAGCACTGGGGGTCTTGGCTTAGGTCTTAGAGATATTGCAGGTGCTGTTTCAGTGCTAGTACTAACAGCAGATTTTTTCGGATCTTTATCACCAGTACCAAATATATCTTTGATAGTGCCCCCAAGATTAGAAAGAAAGCCCTTGTCTTCAGGGACTTTAACTTCTAGTTTATTCATTTGTGTTATAATTTGTTTTTGTGCATAGTTAGTTACTGCCACACCAATACTACCAAAGATAGGATTAACTAAAGACATTCCTGTCAGAACTGTACGTGCTTTTAAGTTGTCATTGTAGGCTTCTGTTATTTCAGCTACATCCATCTCGCTAAATTTCTTACCACCTTTACCTGTATCACTATTTGTAGGAATAATAGGAGGACTGTTGTCCTTTTCAATATTTGCAACTGTACCTGGTGGTTGTGTAGTGTAACCTTCAGAAATAAGCCCATCGTACTCAGCCTGTTGGGTTGGTAAAGTAAGTGTCATTACTTCTTTATTAGGGCCATACAAAGTAACTGTAGTAAATTTACCAGGCGTTGTAGCTGTACTAGATGGTTGTCCAAAGACACTAAATCCAAGCCCGTAGTCTTCTGTATTAAAGCTTGGTGGTTGGTTATATGTAGGGGCAACAACTGCTGCTTCTGTTGAAAGGCTTTCAGTAGGACCAGGCATAGGAACAACTTGACCACCTGGGGCATAACCTCTGTCCATACCTTGCTGAGCATTACCAATAGCTTGTACAGGAGGTTGTTGTGGCACAAATCCACCTACGTTCATACCCATGTCAGAGAGTACTGCCATCTCTTCTGGAGTGAGAGCACCTTCAGTAGGACCAGCCATAGGACCACCGGAAGGAACAGGTTCACCACCTATTCTACCATTAGCTTCCATGTTTGACAAGCCCATTTTAGCTTCCATGCGTAGATCTTCAAAGTATTTTACACCAAAGAAACGTACAACATCAGCAGGTACGACATACTCACCCTCAGAGAGTTGTGCTGGGATATCATCCCGTACTTCTTCTGCCATAGAACCTGGGGGAATATCATTACCTGACACTGGGTCACGGGTCATGCCATCGTCGCTAAGTCCACCTACTGCGAACATTTCCATTTGTCTATTCATGTCTTCTACTACGCCTCCTTGGGCAAACTGTCTTGGTTTTTCTACTTTGTATTTATCTACTAGTTCTGTAATATCAATTATTGTACCTATTTTACTTGTACTGGTGTTTACACGAGTTTTTTCAAAACCCGGTTCATCTACTATTTCTTCTGATACAAAACCTACAAAGTCTTCATGTCTTTTGTATGGTAACTCTTCTCTATATATTTTAACAGGGTAATTGTCCTGAAGCTCACTTAAAGATTTTTGAAGATCAGTAACATACGTCCTGTAAAATCGGTCACCTTTTTCTTCTTGTAACTTCCTACCTCTTGCTAATGCAATTCTTTCAGCTGGGGGTATGACTATCTTAGTTACATCAGACTGCGCTGCTTTAGCTATAAGTATTTTTAAAGCTTCGTCTACGGCCTGTTTATTTTTTCTTATTGGGGGGAGGCCAATATCGTTAGGGTTTGAATAGGTATCAGAGATCTTTTTATTTGTTAGGTACGCTTGATAAATACTGTCTAGTTCTAAAGTACCTATTTCGTTATCTATTTTTTTATCAGTTAATTTTTTTTGTATTAACTCGTGGTAATTCAGCAAGGCAGTAGTTTCTTTAGGGGTATGAGTCCTTGAAAAAGGACGATCTAGTATAGAGTATATTAAATCTGTAGTTTTCTTACCGACATCAATTTCAAGTTCTTTAACTACACTTTTAATTTCTTTATCTATAGAACCAAAAGCTTCTCCATATGACACCATTTTAAATCGACTGAAGTCATCAGTAGCATTTGAAAAATCTGCATCAAATTTATTTTTAGGTCTTACGAAACCCTTAGTTAAAAGGTCAGATTGAATCTCCTCTACAAGAAGATAGTCTTCTCCCCCGATAACCTTCAAAAAATCTGTGTTCTCAAAACCGCCATCTTGAGGGTTAATAATAGAACCTCTTACGTGCACAAGCGTATCACTATTGTAATGTTGCTCGTTGGCTTTAAATTTTTTACCTGGAAAGCCAATACTAGTATCTATAGGTATGTCAAAATACTGTAGTTCTCGTCCACCTTCAAATCCAGCATCTCTTCCCTGTCTTTGAAATGCTTCGAATTGTTTTGGTTTGTCCGGTGCAATGTTTGCAACAGATTTAAAAGTGCCACTTCTATATTCTTCTGGGCCTATGGCTTCTAAAAGTTCGTTTTTAGTATATCTCTTTTTAGGTTCTATGATACCCTCTTGCAGAGAAGTCTCAGGTATGGAGTTGTTCTTTTTGATTAGAGTAAGAAACTCAGAACCTAGAAGACCTTTCTTAGGTATGTCTACAGTCTCGGCAAACTTTATAATAGGTTCACGAAACATTATAAAGTTCGTATTAAAAAGATCTAGATTTTCTTGTGAGAGACCGTCTCCGCTATACGAATCTAAAGGCTCGGAACGTGGCTCATAAGTAGGTGGATTAGAACCACCAAAAGTTCTCATAGAACCCTCTGGTACACTCATAGGAAGAGAAGCAACAGCAGCACTACCACCTATTTCAAAGACATCGCCCAATGTAATGTCACCAAGAGTTTTATCTCCAGACACAAGATCACCAGGAATGCTGATTGTTTCCCAAGCATCTCCTGCAGCAGTTTTTAAAAACTCTATCGTTTGTTCTTTTGATGGTGCGGTTGGGTTCTCTAAATACTTTGTAACTGCTGGAATAATATCCTGCTGTATTTTTTCTAGTTCTGTACGTTGATCAGCGTCAGGTTTAATAAAATAAGTTGAGCCATCTAACTGTGATTTATACTCACGGTTACCTAGCTCATCTTGTCTGCCGGTCCACTTGTCTTTAGGACCAGCACTCATTGGCCTGTCAAATGCAGGAACATTTTTAATAGACAATCCTTCAGGAGCTTTTATATTAACTGGATTAGCTTCGGCAAACTTCTTACCCTCAGCAGTCCAGCCTAAGGCTTCTTCTGTTTGAGTGGCTACATCACCACCCTCATTGAAAAACCCTTCACCCGATAACCATTTGTTAGCCTTCTGTTCCCCCCAACCTCTTTTCTTAGAAGGTAATGGTTCACCTTGTTTTTCAAGCATGTCTTCAGCAGCTTTAAAAATGCCAGCATACCCTGGTAGGTTCTGTTCGAAGAATACTCTAGTACTCATATCGGCATCATTTACCCTGCCTTCTTCTAGATTTCTTCTTAGTTGAACTCGGTCTGTACTTGCTTCGTGGTCTGATACAGCAGACCTTGTCTTATCCATAGTACCCAAGCCAGTTCCAGCAGCAGGTATTACGTTACCACTTATGTCTACGTCAGCATCTTTAGAAATATCATCCAACATCTCAGTCAGTTTTTCATTTGGTCCTTTCTCTGTATTTGTATCAACTTCAATTTTTTCTAAAAGTTTAACTGTATCTGTTCCGTACTTTTCTTTAAAGTACTCTTTATCTTCGTTTAGGTATTCTATTATTTTTTCTAAACCACCGTGGGTGTACTCATGGGACCATATTGGGTTTTTGGCTGTGTTAGAATTTACTATAACGAAACCTGGCTTAACTCTTCCTGCTATATCTGCATAAACTGAGCCACTAGTCGCCCTGCTAAGAGTGTCATCAATGTACTCTTGTTCAGCACGGTATGGGTACCTCATACCCTCGTACATCTCTGGGCTATTGTAAGCTGGCCTTGCAACAACAGATTGATCTGGTTCAAAACCCAACCTAGCTAGGGGATTCCACTTAAGCTGTTTGTCCATGTCAGCTCTAAACTCTAGGTTACCAAACTCTCGTACTTGGTCTAAGGACTGTGCTTGTTTAACTGCAGCAGCTTCTTGCTTTGCCATACCCTCTTCATCAGACAATGGGCGTGAACGAGGACGAGTAGAACTTAAACCTAATCCTTTAGGTCTAGCTTTGGGACGTAGAGATTTTTTAGTTTCCGCCATTAACTTTATCCCTCAAGAATTTAAACTTGTTTAGGCAGGCTGCTTGGCCTTGCAAACGAAATAGATCTTCGGGAGTATGAGCTTGTTCCATTTGTCTATGTACATCATTGAGACGTTCTTGTAACTCTGCAAGAAAAGATTCCCACATAGGTCTATCATTTACCATAGGTTTAAGATTATGCATTATTGAACTGGACCTGTATTAGCTGAGAAACCTTGCTCACCTGGAGTTGGGGCTGTACCTGTACCTATCTGACCTCCACCACTTCCAGTGGTGTCTTGTACTTGTACCCCTGCTGGAGCACCCTGTGGGCCTCCCTGAGGTGCAGGTGCACCTGGAGGTGGTGCTGGTGGTGGATTAGCTTCTTGGAATTTCTTGAGGATCTCTGCTTGTACAGCAGCATCACCCAGAGAGTTTGCAACTTTGTCAGGATCAAGGTCCATGCTTTTTGCAATCTCACGAACAATATAATCCATTTTTGCAAAAGGTGCAAGGGCTGGGTTACTAACGACACCAAGAAACTGCATAAGTCTTTGACTACGTACTTCGTTAGCCATCAGGCTTTCAGTACCTTGTGCTTTAACTTCCAAGTCACCTTTGATCTCTGGGTCGAAGTCAAACTGCATATTAAAGCTAAAGAAAGCTTTACCCAGTGGACCTAGTAGATAATCATCTACGTTTTTAACTACAGTCCTGATGCTACCATTAGCAGCTGACATAAGCATTGAGATACCTGATGCAGTTCTACCTACTCCAGATACACCTGTCTGTCCGTGGGAGAATGATGCTAAGCCTGTAGACTCATCAGAGAGTTGACGTGCTTTGTCAAACATCTGCATGTTCTCATTAGATACGTTGGGGAACTTAGTTCCGAAGATACTCTGACCAGGAGCACCCCCTTGACGCCTAAAGACTTTGCCGGGGTACACAGATAGATCCTGTCCCGGTACTAAGTTAGTCTCATCAATCTCAATGAGCAAGTTACCTGACAGTGCAGCATTGTCTACACTCATACGCATGAAGCCGTTCATCAGGGTCTGTGTGTCGTCCATGTTCTCAGCAATACCTACACCAAAGAAGCTGTACGGATTGACCTCGAAGGGTACTGCATAGTAAGGTAAGTATGAAGGAGTAAACGGATTCATTACAAGACGGAGTACTTGTCCATTACAGATCCAGATATTAACGCTTACTTCTTCTGCATCTTTTAACTCTTTAGGAATATCAATGTCATGATCTTCTAACATAGAAGTATCTACATATCCCCAGAACTCTAGTACTTGATACCGTTCTGATTTAGTTTCCTGACCTGCATCTTCCATGACTTGTTCCCACCACTCTTTAGTGTAGGACTCACCCATGTCAATAGCAGCATCTACAGCATTCTCACGGAAGAAAGGTCTACGCTTCAAAGCACGTAGCTGGCTGCGAGACATCTTATGACGTTCAATTATATAGGAAGCTTCTTCCATATTAGAAGCATCAGGGTCAGGGTACAAGTTCCAGATAGAAACACTAGAGGTTTGTGGCACAGTTTTAATGGTTGGATTGTAGTCACCGTTTTCATCCCAGTTTGGATACTCTTTATCAAGAGCAAATGGACCTTTCATAATACCAGTACCAAAGAGTGCGCATTCAAAAGCAGCTGTACGTAGTTGCTTATTGGCGTTGGACTCTTCTAGCTGGTCATGTATTTTCTTTTCCATCTTCTTAGCTGCAACCATTGCAGGGTGAGAGGTAATGGCTGTAGGTGTAGTACCTGGACCTTCTTTGAGTTTATCTTCTACAGGAGAAAGCTTACCCTGCATACCTCCGACTCT